AGAAGAAAACGGAGAGGGCTGCAGTTTTCCACCTGTACGCATCCCAGGGATCTGTACGTTTCCCCAGGTAGATGTACGTTTCTGAGGGTGACGGGGGAGTGGTGATTCGATGCCGTGGATGTCCGGTATGAGTTTGGCGAGCGGTGTCGAGATGCCCCCGGTGCGGCGTCAGCTGACCGCCGCCGAGCGCGCACAGCGACGTGCGAGAGCGAAGAGCAAGCGTGCGTCGCGCAAGCGGAACCGCCGGTGAACGTCGACGAGATCATCGCTGATGTGCGTGATGCGCTCGGCCTGACCGACGACCAAGTGCTCGTCAACGTGGTCGTGCTGGGGGAGTACGTCGATCTCGACCCGGCCGCTGAATCTCCGGAGCGTCGCCGAATGGCGATGACGTCCTCGGACGAGCTCGAGCCGTGGACGTCGATCGGGATGCTGGAGTTCGCCAAGATGCGCGAGCACCGAGCGGTTCTCGACCTCGACGACGAATAGCAATCGGTGCGGGCGCGATGCCTCGCCGGGAGGAGGCGAGGCGCGATGCCGAAGCTGCCCAAGCATCCGAGCACTCGTGCTCGCAGAAACAAGGTCGCCGGCGCTCGAACGTTGAGCGCGGTGCACGACGTCGAGACTCCGGAGCTCCCGGCGTTCGACGACGTCGAGTGGCACCCGATGACGTTGTCGTGGTGGGAAGACATCTGGGCGTCGCCGATGGCGCCGGAGTACGACGACAGCGACATCCACGGTCTGTACGCGTTGGCGATGCTCGTCAACGCGTTCTGGTACGAGCCGTCGACCGGGTTGGCGTCGGAGATCCGGCTGCAGCGTCAGTGCTTCGGTCTGTCGCCCATCGACCGCCGCCGGCTGCAGTGGGAGATCGAGCAGGGCGAGCGCGCGGAGCAGTCGACCCGACAGCGCCGCAACGAACAGGCACTCAGCGGTACCGGCGCGGTGGAGATGCCGCCGCCGTCGGCGACGAAGGCGAAGTGGGTCGACTGGCTGGTCGAGCATCGGAACCTGTCCCGGTCGACGCTCGACGCGATGTCGAAGAAGAAGATCGTCGCCGAGTACAGCCAGTCGGCCTCGGCCGATGCTCGTGATGCGCTGACCGGCTGATGGCGCTCCTGGCGCTCCCTCCGATCGAGACCGCCGCCGAGCGGTGGCCGACGTTGGGTCCGGGGATCTGCGACTGGATCGAAGACCACCTGGTGTACGGTCCGGGCCCGCTCAAGGGTGAGCCGTACGTCGTCGAGCCGGAGTTCCGGGCGCAGCTCTGCCGGCTGTACGAGGTGTACCCGCAGGGTCATCGGCGCGAGGGCCGCCGCCGGTTCAAGCGTGGCGTGTTGTCGATGCGGAAGGGCACGGCGAAGTCGGAGAAGGCGGCGATCCTCTGCATCGCCGAGGCGCACCCGAACTGCCCGGTCCGGTTCCTGCACTGGGCACCGGACGGCACTCCGGTCGGGTGCGGTGTCGCTGACCCGTACATCCCGATGATGGCCTACACCGAGGGCCAGGCCGAAGACACAGCGTACGGTGTGCTCCGCCAGATCATCGAACACTCGCCGATCGCGTCGGACTTCGACGTATCGCTCGAGCGGGTCCTGGTCCTCGACGACCACGGCCGGGAGGCCGGGAAGATCCAACCGTTGGCGCAGTCCCCGAACGCCCGTGACGGCGCGAGGACGACGTTCCAGCACTTCGACGAGACGCACCGTCTGAACTCGCCCCGCCACCTGGCGGCGCGCACGACGATGCAGGAGAACCTGTTCAAGCGGCGCGACGCCGACGCCTGGCAGCTCGGCACCACGACGGCGGGTGACTCGAACGAGCGGTCATTCGCTCGCGACGACCACGAAGAAGCGGACCTGATCGCACGTGGCAAGTCGTCGGATCCGACGCTGTGCTACCTGCACCGGTACTGCCCGGACGACGACAAGGTGTGGCCGCTTCGCACCCGTGAAGAGGTCCGGGCCGCTCTGGTCGAGGCGTCCGGTCCGGCGGTGGCGTGGTCGGCTGACATCGACGCGCTGGTCGATCAGTACTTCTCACCGAAGACCGATCGGGAGTACTGGCGGCGGGTGTGGCTGAATCAGTGGCGCAAGGGTGGCGGCAAGGCGTTCGACGCTGCGGCGGCGCGGTCGCTCGTCGTGGCGAAGCGGATCACCCACCACATGTTCGTGACGCTCGGCTTCGACGGTGCCCGCACACGTGACACGACCGGCCTCGTCGCCACTGACATCGAGTCCGGTCACCAGTGGGTCCTCGACTGCTGGCGGCGCCCCGCTGACTGGCCCGACGACGAAGACGCCGACCCGTGGGAGATCGACCCGGCGCTCGTCGACGCCGCGGTCGCTGATGCGTTCGACGAGCTCGACGTGTGGCGGCTCTACGGTGACCCGCCGCACTGGGGCGAATGGCTCGACGTGTGGGCCGGCCGCTACGGCGGCACCCGGGTCGTGAAGTGGTGGACGACCCGTCAGCGGGCGATGGGGCACGCCCTGCGCCTCTACAAGCAGGCCATGGCCGACGGCACGATCTCGTTCGCCGATGACGCCCTGTTCTTCGAGCACCTCGGCAACGCGGTGAAGCGCGAGACGAACATGACCGTCGAGTCCGACAGCGACGAGCGGCTCTGGTTGATCGAGAAGGACCGGCCGGACTCGCCCCGCAAGATCGACCTCGCGATGTGCGGGGCGCTGTCGTGGCAGGCCCGACTCGACGCGATCGCGGCGGGAGCGAAGCCGACGAAGAAGACGAAGCGCAAGGCGCGAGCGCACAGCTTCTGATCTGGCCCGAAGGGAGGGCGCATGGACCTGACGCCCGCAGAGTGGCGCGACAAGCTCATCGCCGAGCTGAACCGCCGCCGCCCCCAGATCGACAAGAACCGGAAGTACTACGACGGCGAGCACCTCCTCCCGCTCGCCCCGGACGACTCGACCGACGAGTACAAGCGGCTCGCCGTCATGGGCCAGGCCAACCTCTGCGCGAACGTCGTCGACGCCGTCGTCGAGGGGCTCGTGCTCGACGGCATCAACATGAACCCCGGCGGCCAGGTCGCCGAGGCCAGCGAGGATCTCGGGCTGCGGGTGTGGCTCGACTACCTGCAGCCGAACGGCATCGACGCCCTGACCCCGGTCGTGCTCGAGGAGTCCCTCAAGGTCGGCCGTGCGTTCATGCTCGTGTGGCCCGAGGGCACCGGCGATGACCGCAAGGTGTCGGTGACCGCCGAGGACCCGACCGAGTGCATCGTCTGGTACAAGCCGGGGAACCGGCGCGCCCCGGTCGCAGCCCTGAAGGTGTTCAAGGAAGACGACGGCGTGCAGTACTGCACGCTCTGGCTGCCCGACACGGTGTACTTCTGGCGGTCGAAGGGCCGCGAGGCGTACTCGACGTCCGGGGCCGCACCGGTGTCGGCGTCGATCTGGTTGCCGTGGGGCGGACCGGACGGCGGCGAACACGAGGTCGCGAACCCGATGGGCCGGATCCCGATGGCCGAGTTCCTGTGCCGGCCGAAGCTGAACGGTCAGCCGCAACCGGAGCTGTCCCGGTCCGTATTGATCCAGCAGGACCGGCTCAACTATCGGCTCTTCAACTCGGTCGTCGTCGGCGAGTACCAGTCGTACCCGCAGCGTGTCGCGCTCAACATCCAGATCGACACCGACGACGACGGCAACGCGATCAACCCACTCAAGGCGGGCCCCGAGCGGGTGTGGACCCTCAACGCCGACGAGGACAGCGACCAGGCGCCGCAGGTGTTCCAACTCGCCTCGGCTGACCTGACGCAGCACATCAAGGTCGTCGAGGCCGAGGTGAAGATGATGGCGTCGATCTCGAAGACGCCGCTGTACTCGCTGGCCGGCGACCTGATCAACATCGGTGAGGGCACCGTGAGCGCCCTCAACGAGGGCCGGTTGTACAAGATCGGCCGCCACCAGCTCGAGTACGGCGAAGCGCTCGAGCAGGTCGCGCAGCTGACCCTGATCGCCGCCGACGAGGAGGAGCTCGCAGAGCAGGCCCTGTCGGCCGAGGTGACGTGGCGGAACCCCGAGCTGATGTCGCTGACCCAACGCTCGGCGGCGGCAACACAGCTCCACTCGATCGACTATCCGTTCGAAGCGATCGCCGAGATGATGGGAGCCACGAAGACCCGCATCGCCGAGCTCCAATCGATGCGAGCCTCCTCACGCCTCCTGAGCGCCATCGGCGAATCCCTCGGCGCGGTCGATCCCGACGACCTCAAGAAGCGCGTCGACGCGATGGGCGTCCTCATCCGTGCCGGCGTCGAGCCGAACTCGGCAGCGGCGAAGGTGGGCCTCGACGACGTCGAGTTCATCGAAGGCGCACGACCGGTGACGTTCCGGATCGATGGCGACGCCGGCTGATCTGGTCCGTGCGTACGGCCGCGAGTACGACCTGACCCGACGAGAGACCCGCCGTCTCGTCGACGAGGTGTGGCGCGAGGTCGGCGGCGCGGACGACAGCAACCTCGAAGCCTGGCTCCGCATCATCTTGCCGATCATGAACGGCGCCGAGATGAACGTCGCGAACCTCGTCACCGCCTACCTCGACACCCTCTCGTCCGATTGGGGCATCGCGATCACACCGAGGGTCACGGCATCCCACGTGACCGGCCCCGCCATCCGCAACGGCGCGACCCCGGAGCAGGTGTACGCCCGCCCGGTCATCGCCACCCGCAAGGAACTCGCCCGCGGCCGACGCATCGCCAAGGCCCGCGACATGGCCCGCAACCGGGCACGAGTACTCGCCGACACCGACCTCGCGCTCGCTCACCGATTCGCTGCCGCCGACGCGTTCGAAGCCCTCGGCTTCGAGCAGTACAAGCGGGTCCCGACCGGCCGGTCGTGTGACCTGTGCCGCACCGCAGCCGAGAACACGTACAACGTCGCTCAGCTGCTCCCGATCCATCCGCACTGCGACTGCCGGGTCATCCCGGTGTCGCAGACCAGGCGGATCCCAAGTCGAGAGCTCCCCGAGATCCCGCCGCCGTCCGCACCAGCGGCACCGGTCGTGCGGGAACACGGCGAGCTCGGCCCGGTCCTCGTCGACCGGTCACATTCGTTCACCGGTCCAGGCGATCTGGATCAGTGAACCATCCCCGATTCGGGCGCGATGCCTGGATCATGAGCCCGGAGGTAGCCGCGATGGCCACGTCCCCCATGCACATCCCCGACCCCATCCGCGACGGCAACGTGTGGCGATTCCCGAATGGGAAGACGCTGCCCGTGGTTCGCGGCGGGGACCCGACAGCAACACCTCCGGCCGATCCACCTACGCCGGAACCCACCCCATCGGCCCCGGCCGATCCGCCCGCCGATCCGCCCGCACCCGACCCGGGTGACGAGCCGCTCGGCGAGCCCGGCAAGAAGGCCCTCGAAGCCGAACGTGCTCGCGCGTCGGCGCTCGACAAGCAGTTGAAGGCACAGGCCGCCGAGCTCGAAGAGCTCAAGAAGGCGACCATGTCCGATCAGGAGAAGGCACTCGCCGAAGCGCGAAGCGAAGGCGAGAAGGCAGCCGACGAGAAGTGGCGCACCCAGGTGGGCCAAGCCCACGTGCGAGCCGCCGCCGCGACATCGTTCGCGTCTCCCGATGACGCCCATCTGTTCATCGACGAGGTGCCGTTCACCGATGACGGCCAGGTCGACACCGTCGCCCTCGAGGCGAAGCTGGCGGCCGTGCTCGAATCGAAGCCGTACCTGGCAGCAGGAGGTGGCGCGACGCCACCCACACCGCCGCCAGGCGTGCCGACCGGACCCAGGGGTGGATCCGGACCACAGCTCACCAAGGACGACCTCAAGCGTATGTCTTCGGACGAGATCGCCGAGGCGTACCGCAAGGGCGAACTGTCCCACCTCACCACATCCACCACCTGACCCCCTCGCAGTAGGGGAGAGGAGCAGCCGTCATGGCCATCACGTTCATCCCCGAGATCTGGTCGGCACTCATGCTGTCCAGCCTCAAGAAGAGCCTCGTCTTCGCCGGTCCCGACGTCGTCAACCGGAACTACGAGCGCGAGATCAACAACGCGGGCGACACCGTCCGCATCCGGTCGGTCAGCCGCCCGACGATCTCGTCCTACTCGAAGGGCTCGACCACCATCACGCCCGAGCAGCTCACGGACGCGCAGCGGGCTCTGGTCATCGACCAGTCGAAGTACTTCGCGTTCGAGCTCGACGACATCGACGCCGCCCAGTCGGTCGGCGGCGAGCTCGAGGAGGCCCTCATGGAGGGCGTCTACGGGTTGCGCGATGTCGCCGACCAGTACGTCGCCGGTCTGTACACGCAGGCGCAGGCTGCCAACCAGATCGGCACCGTGTCGGTCACGTCGGCCGCCCTGGCGTACACGCAGCTGCGCCGCCTCAAGGTCGTGCTCGACGAGGCCAACGTGCCCCAGGAAGGCCGCTACGTGGTCGTCACGCCGTGGTACCACGGTCTGCTCCTCGAGGACAGCCGGTTCGTCGACGCGTCGTCGTACGGCTCGAACACGCCGATCATGAACGGTGAGGTCGGCCGCGCGCTGGGCTTCCGGATCCTGCTCTCGAACAACTGCGTGAACGTCACCGGTGACGACTGGGCCATCCAGGCCGGTGTCCCCGGCGCGATCGCGTACGCCGAGCAGATCAACAAGGTGGAGACCTACCGCCCGGAGGATTCGTTCTCCGACGCGATCAAGGGCCTCCACCTGTACGGCGCCAAGGTCCTCCGGCCCGACGCCCTCGCCACGGTCATCGCCTCCGAGACCTGATCCCTCCTCGGCCCACACAGGGCGGCGGCTGTGCTCCCCCGCAGCCGCCGCCCTCGGGCCGGACGTTCACCCACCCGCACCCGGAACACCCGAACACCCCGATCTCTCCTGAGAGGAGCCAGCAATGGCACGTACAGACATCCCCGTGGTCAGCAACGCCGCCGGCACATTCGTCGCCGCGTCGGCCGGCACGACCGCCGACCCGACCAACGACCACTCGGTCACGATCGACTTCCCGCTCGAAGAGCTCGAACTGATCTTCACCCAGACCGACGCGACGGGCCGTGAGGCCACGATCGTCGCCGGCGACTCGCCCCCGGCCCTGTCGGCCGGTCAGGGCAGCATCGCCCAGACGATCGCCCAGAACGGCGTGTACCGGGTGAGCGGGCTCGAGTCCGCCCGGTTCCTGCAGTCGGACGGCACGCTGCACATCGACCTGGCGGCCAGCTTCGCCGGGACGATCCAGGCGTACCGGGTGCCGCGGTGAACGCCGGCGACACCGTCATCGTCGTCGGCGCGACCGGTGCCGTGAACCGGGTCGACGTCCCCGTCGACGTGCACGCCCGCGAGCGTTTCGACGCCGCGGTCGCGAACGGGTCCCTCAAGCTGGTCGCCGCCGACCAGGTGAAGGAGACCACGTCCCGGCACGGTGGCACGATCCTCGTGCTCGTCGACGGTGCGACCCCGTCCGGTCCGCCCGACCCGGCCACCGACACCGGTGACACCACGGACCCGTCCGGTTCCGACCCCGATGGCGCCGCCGGGCCCACGGTCGAGATGCCGGCGAAGTCGGCCGGCCGCGGCGACTGGGACGACTACGCCCGGGCGCAGGGCATGTCCGACGACGAGATCACCGGCCACAAGTCCAAGGCCGACCTGATCGCGGCGCTCACCGCCGGCGACTGATCCGACATGGTCGCGACCCTCGCCACGCTCACGCATCTGATCGGCACCGGCCACCTCGCTCCCGGGACCGACAACACGGTCCCGATGGGCGCCCGTGCCGACACGTTGCTCGAGCTGGCCGAGGGTCTCGTCCTGTCGTACATCGGCACCACCGCGTCGACGGTCGCCGATGATTGGTCGGCGGCGTCGAAGCTGGCGATCGCTGCCACGATCACCGAGGTCGCCGGCCGACGGCTCACCTCACCCGGTGCCGAGACAGCGGAGCAGCTCGGCGACCAGCCCGGCTACCTCCGTGTGCGCCTCACGAAGGCCGACAAGGCCGACCTCGACGAGATCGCCGAGGTGAAGGCCGCCCGTGCGACGTCGAAACCGACGTCGCTGCAAGTTACCCGTCCGAACTCGTGGGCGAACACGATCGGCACGACCACCGAGGACGACTTCTCGTGAAGCTCTCGTCGGTCCTGTCGGAACTCGCGACCGAGCTCGCCGCGGTCATGGGCGCCAACTGGACCGGCTACCCGTCGGCCCAGCGTGCCCGGCAGGCCAAGCACCCGCCGATGGTGTTCATCCGGAACGTCCGCGTGCAGCACAACTACACGCACGGCTTCCACGGTGTGTCGTGCGAGGCTGTGTTCGTCGCGTCCGAGCGCGACACCGTTGATGCCGACGAGATCCTCGACTCAGTCCTGTCGACCGACGCCGACACCGGCAAGGCACCGGCGCTCGGCGCGGTCACGTCCGACACCGGCCAGTGGACCGGTGAGGTCGCCGCGAACACCGGGCAGATCATCGACGAGCTGATCCTCGGCCAGAACAACTACCGGGCCGCGTCGCTCGCGCTCGAGCTGCTCTGCCCCTCCTGACCACCCAGCACCCACCTCACCCGACGAGGAGCCGAACCATGCCCCACGACAACACCATGCGCCACGGCGCGCACCTCGGCTGCGGCCGCCCGAACTTCCGTCAGGGCCGCTGCCGTGACGCCTACCTCGGCCGCAAGTGCGACGGCTGCGACCCCGACCAACAGCCCGCTCCGGCGAAGGCCAAGGCCAAGTCCACGAAGAAGGCCGCGGCCAGACAGTCCGGCTGACGCTGACCGGTACCCCTCACCCGGCAGGTCTGTTCGGGTCCCAGATTCCCCACTCACACCCACGACAGCGCCCCGCGCTGACCACCACCAAGGAGACACACCATGTCGGAATTCCGTCAGGGCACGGGCAGCTTCAAGGCCGGATCGTCGCCCACCGAGTACGGCTCGGAGATCATCCGGGCCACCCCGGTGCTCAGCACCAGCACCGAGACGTTGCCGGCCACGTTGGCCGACGACGAAGAGGACGAGGTCGGCGGCGCGATCAAGCGGTCGATCGAGATCGAGTTCCTCGAGGATCGGGCGGCCGACGGCTTCTGGGCCGAACTCAAGGCCGCGTTCGAGTCGGCGACGCAGGAGCTGCCGATCGAGTACAACACGGACTCGTCCGTACCCACGGCCTCGGCGGATTCCCCGACGTACTCGGCGACGTTGCGGGTCACGAACCTGCGCATCGCCGTCGCTCAGGTCGGCAAGATCAAGACCCAGACGATCACGTTGCCGGTCAAGAAGGGCACCTGGTCCGAGAGCACCGGCGCCTGATCCAACGGCTGACCTGCTGTGCCGACGCTCGACGACCTCCTCGATGAGATCGACCGGTTCGCCGTCGGTCTCGACGAGGCTGCTGCCGACGCGGTGAACCACGGCGCGTTCATCTTCAAGACCCACCTGCAGGCCGGGATCTCCCGCTCCGTTGGCTCCGACATGGAGTACAGCGAGGGCGGCGGGATCCCGGTCAATGTGCGTTACCGGCTCAACGGCAACGGCCCCGCACGAGTCGCGAAGATCTACCCGGTCGGACCGGTCCACTGGCTGCGCGGCACCGGCCCGCACGACATCGCCCCGCGACGCAAGAAGGCGTTGGCGCTCGGGAACCGCACGAACGACGACGAGGTGACCAGCCGCCGGGTCCGGCACCCCGGGTCACGCGACCGGTCGACGTGGCGTCGTGACAAGCAGGCCGCGGCACCCGATGCGGCCGAGGCGATGGCCGGCTACTTCCGTGACCTGGTGAGGGGGTGATGCTCGATGGCGCTCGGTGAGTCGTTCCAGTTCGAGATCGGCGCGAACGTCCGCGCCGCCCACGAGTCCCTCGGCGCGCTGAAGCGCCGCCTGCAGGAACTCAAGGGCGACGTCGACGCCGTCGACGACACCGAGGTCTCGATCGACGCTGACGCCCGCGATGTCGACGACGTCGCCGACACGATCGACCGGGTTCGCCGTGAGGCCGAGCAGGGCATCGACATCCACGTCGACACGAACGGGTCGGCTGCCCGGGCGGCCGATGACGTGAAGCGGCTCGGCGTGAACGCCGACGGGCTGCAGTCCGGCATTGGTCCGTTGCGTGGATTCACCGACGAGCTCGGCGGTACCGCCGCTGCCGGTGGCACCGCCGCAAACGCTCTGATCGACGCTGGTGAGGCGGCGCAGATCTTCGGGTCTCAGCTCGGGTTCTCCGAGGCGGCGCTCGGCAAGATCC